AGTTGAAGTTGGTGCTGTCCGTGCTGTGGTTCGGCAACAGGTTGGAAATGTAGATCGTGAACCGATCAACCATGCCCAGCCGGCCGTTACGCAGCATCGAAACCGAGTCGCCCGACAGGTAAGCCTGACGGAGTTCCGACTGTTTAATCATGCGGCCTGCCCAGGCCGGCATGACAACCCAACGCCCGATTTCCGGGATGTTGTATTCGTCAAGCGTCTGGCCGAGGCGCATGAGCACGTCGAGCAGTTCGATATCGCCCGAACCGGGGTTCTTGGACACGACCGAAAGCGGGGTGCCCTTGACGCCCAGGTTGATGTTCTGGGTGATAACGCCAGCCGTGGTGCCACGGTTATGCGCATCGCACTGGTTGACGATGCCGTCGAGAACGTCGGTGTCAACAGCGATCTTAAGCTGCTGCGCGGCGTCGTCCGACCACATGGACAGAACATTCAAATCGCTCTGAACTTCCATCACGTCGTCAAGAATCAGTGAGAAGTATTTGCCGTTGCCGATATACAACTCGACAAACCCAGCGGTCGGCCGGTCGAGACGGAGCAAGCCGTCCGACTGATAGTCGTAGATCGAAATAGTCGGCTTCGTGCGAATCTTAACGCGGTCGCCCTTGTTTTTGATTTCGCCTTCGTAATCGGTGTTGCTGATGGCAGCAAGAACCGTGCTGGCATAGAACTTCTCGACCAGCTTACCCGACCAGATTTCCGGGATAAAACCCGTGCTCTGGAGGTTATTGCCGGACGAGCCGACCGGATAAATTGCGGGTACTGAACCTGACGTTGCGCCAGGAAAACCCGTTGACGGAATAGCCATAGAGATAGCTCCCGAGGCAGGAGCTACTACTCAATGGTCAAAATAGCTCCCAGGATTAACGGATGCGCCCGTCACGCCCAGCAGTAATAAGTGCCTGCTCGTAGCGTTCTGCTTCCGCTTCTCTACCGGCGTAAGCGCCTTTGCGCTTATCGGCATAGAATTTGGAAACTTCGGCGCGGCTAAAAGTTTGTTGCTGAGCAGCAAGTGCAGGGGAAATAGGTTCGCCTGATGCTGGACGAGCGCGGCCAGGAGCGGCTAGTGCCTCTAGCGTGGTCGCAGCCTGACGAGGCGGTTGAGGTACCGGCTCTGGCTGCGGCGCGGACACATGGCCCGTGGTGTCAGACAGAAAATCTCTAAAGAACGCCACGACTCGGGGGGCATCGGCCGCCCTTTCTGCGTCGTTCAGTAAGGCCCTTCTTAACGCATTAGCCTTAATATCTCGTATATTTAACCACGCCTTAAAGTCCGCACTTCGGTTAATTTCTCGCCAATTAGGGACTTGTTGGTCAAGTACTTGAAATACCGCCTGTTTTGTCGTCTGGGCAACGTGGCTTTTAAGTCGCGCGTTGTCCTGTTTAAGTGCTTCAAGTTCCGGCGAAACGGCTTCGGTGGCTACCCGACGAGCCAAATCAATTAGCTCGGTGCCATAGTTGTTCACGTCTTCGTCAGTGACCAGCTTCTTCGGCGGCGTAGGAATGTTCTGCGGTTGTAGCTGAGGCTGCTGCATCTGCCGAACCATAAGCTGAACCTGGGTCAACTCATGGGCCATCTGACCAAGTTGATCTTGGAGACGATTAGCTCGTTCCTCGGCCTTCTCGTACCGGCCACGCATGGCGTTGTAGCGTCCCGCCCAATCATCACCGCGAAGGTCTTCCTTCGTAGGAACAATGGGCGGCGGTTCCGGCTGTTGCTCGGCAGCGGAAGCCGCTTCATGCGCAGCTTCGATTTCTACCTGTCTAGCAACGGCCTCTGGATCGCCCGCAGGGGGCTGAGGTTCCGGCTGCGGCTCCGGGGTAGCGTACGCTTGTTTGTGAATTGCCTCAGCACGGGCAGCGGCATCCTTTACGGATTGCGGCACCACGACTGCTTCATCAACTGGGGCAAGGGGGGTAGCGGGATGGTTAACTTCGGTAACAGACATAACAACCTCTCTTGCGCGCAGCGCCGTAGCGGTGCGGGCGGTTAGGCTTTATCGCAGTCCTTCAGTATTTCTATGAACTGACGATAGGCTTGCGCGTGTCCCTGCTTTCGCAGAATGTCGGCCGGATCAGCGTTAATCGCAGCGGTATCAAACTCCGAAGACGCTGTAGTCATAGCGGCCAGAAACCCGGTCCACGCTTCCGGGTTACCGTTTCTCAGTAGAATGACGTACTCTTTGATACGTTTAACCAGCATCCCCGCCCCAATCACCAGCCCCGAGGCCCGTGATTCCAGGCGAATCAGCGTTCGGATTCGCCATGGGGGTCTGCTTGGCGTAATCGTTCATAGTCCGGTCGGCGGGATTGCCGGCGGTGAGGGTGCTAAGCGCATGTCGAGACGGAAGCACTTGCTCGCTCGCTCCCTTGCCAGCGTGTTTCGTAATCCCGCCTTTCCCGATGGGGGTTAAGTGTTTCTTAAAAACCATTACGATTCTCCGGACATTCCGGTATCTCCAAACCCAATCCCGCCACCAAACTGAGTGGGATCGGTCTGAAGCGGACCACCCTTGCCGTACTGGCGAGTGGACGTGGGCTTAATGCGGGGGGCCTTGACCGTATGCCCTGGGGCCATTCGCGGACGCCCAGGAATGGGCAGATGAACCCCCGGAAAGGGTTTCAGCGAAATACCGCCTGGACCCCCACCAGTGGAAATCTTGGCCATTAGCGAGCGCTCGTGATGCCGCCCTTAGCCGGCAGAGAGCCAGTGAAGCCGAACATCTTGGTGCTGCCACCAGCGGCGAACTTGTCGCCAGTACGGCCACCTTCACCCCACATATCGCTCTTGCCCTGGTCACCGTGCCGAGTAGTACCGGCCGGCTGCTCGTCGGCAGCCTGCTCGCCAAACATCGGAGTCGTGCCGCCTTTGGCAAACTCGACGTTGTGAGACGTTTCCTTCTTAACCTTCGCAGCCATAGCTGTAACCTCCAAATGACTAGCTAGTCCTTTAGACTTTAATCACTCTGCTATTAATTTTTAATTAAGGAGACGGGAGGACAGACCGCATAGCAAAGTGTTTTAGTTCCAAAGCATCCACGGTCGCTATCCACGCCGCCTTATCCTCGCGCCCGTAGGAAATAACGATCCGCTTGCCATCCGGGTGCCAACACATGCCGGCGGCGAACTCAATAACTTTGTCGTGGAACACGAACGGCAGACCCACATACACAGGGTTCATGCACATATCGAACCAAACAAACCGGTGCCAGTAGCAACGCTTGTTATCGTTTATCCAAGCCTCGTGCACGAGGGCCAGCCACCCATCGTAGAACGGGATAAGCTGAGAACCACCCCGAAGATGGCTAAGATCAAATAAAGAGTGCTGCATACGGGATTTTACATTACCTTCGTAATCTACAACCGTACATAGGTCGTACATGAACCGTAGTTGATCCCCTTCAATAAACGGCATCCAGTTCTTCTCGTGCCGTCCTTTATCTGGACCGGGAACGAGTCTAGCAGGGCCACCTTCCATCGGCACCAAATATTGTTCGCACATTCCACCGGGATTCCGCTCGCGTACACACGCGGAGCCGTATAGAAAACCATCCCACACGAACAACCGGATATCTTCGTACCCTTGTACCAGTTTGTACGGGGCCTCGGCTATTTGTTCGAGGGGAGCGGTGTGGTGTTTGATAACGCTCAAATCATCGTAGTCGAGAGCCGCAAAAATATTCTCGGTAACGATAGGGTGCATTTCGTCTATGGGCTTACCTTCAATGATAGAGCCATCTAGCCCATGTACGATATACTGACCTTCGTGGTTTATCTCATAGTTGACTTTACGGACATTCACAAACAACCGACCATCCATGGTCACCACGGATGGGTTCATATATTTGTACCCCTCTTTGGGCGGCAAGACAATCTCGCTAGCAGCGAACGACGGCACCCAATGAGATAACGGCTTCAAATAGTGGATAAGGTTGTTCTTAGCCGTGTTCTTGCTATGCGTCGGCACATTCTTATCCAGCGTCAACCAATTACAAGAGCGAAACCCTTCCTGCCGTTCCGGTGTATAATATGCACAAATCGAATGTTCTTCGCGTAGACCGGTCTTATAGCAGTGGTCATCAATAAAAAGAACGTCGTCGGGATAGGGAATACCCATACCGGCCTTGGAGAAGAGGACGCCAAGATTGTTCTTACCTTTGCCGCGAAAGTGTTTGGCAAGATCATAGAATGCCTCCGCACGGGACGGGCGCATGTTATGCGCTTCCAACATTTCACGAATAAACCCTGCCTCATTACCCATATTGTTGAGGCAATGCGCGTAATTTACTTGCGCGTTCCAGACTTCTTGGTCCCAACCACCCAACTCCACTCGTCTCTTGTACGCCGCCGCCGCTTCTTCCCATTTCCCTTGGTCGCGATATGATTGTCCCAGATAGAAATGATATCGGGCATTATCCGGCTCGTCTCTGAGGGCGGCAAGGATAAGATCAATGTCCCGTTGGGCTTTGTTGGGACGGTTAGCGCCATCTGCGTAATCGCGAAACCATACACCGCGAAGCTGTCCAGCGGTGGGCAAATCAATATATTCATGGGTGACCCCTTTGTAGATTTCGGCCTTCATGTGGATGGCTTCGCAGCGGATAAGGCGCGTATTCCAGTACGATAGGCCACCCGCCCGCTGCTCGATCTGGTAAGAGGGACCATCTAAGTTCTTGGACCAATCCGAGTCCTCGACTACCAATTCCATGTCCGCGTCCATAAGGAGCGCATAGTCCGGCATATTGGGGAAAGCGCAGGGGATGCAGTGAAGCGCATGGTTGCGCGCCTGACTGAAATTAATAAACGGAGAGTTATAGAACCGGTGAGGAATGATACCTAGCACCTCTCTCGCGATGCGGATAGTTTTATCGGTGGACCCGGTATCCACGATAACGGCCGAATCTATCTCATGGATAGCACTGAGAATAGCGCGCTTGATGCGCGCTTCCTCGTTCCTCACGATCATATTGAGGCAGAGAGTAGGCATGGGGGCCTCGCCAGATTATTTTATTACAATCAACTTCACCGGCTGGGGCAATACGATGTAGGATAGCCACCAGCTATTGGTGGCTACTACCAGAGGGTCCTTACCGTAACGTTTATACTCAGCCGCCTGAGATACGGAGGGCATTGGTACCGGTAGCTCCACCGGGGTTCCACACTGCACCGACGACGTGCGGATCAGACGTGGGCGGTACGAAGTACCAACTCGGGCCAGTAGTTCCTGTGGCTCCGGTAGCTCCGCGCGGACCCGCAGGACCAGTATTACCGGTCGCGCTAGCAGCACCCGCCGGACCTGTTGGTCCGCCTAAGCCGGCAGGACCGGTCGGTCCAGTGTTGCCCGTCGCGCCGGCAGCACCGGGAAACCCAGCCTGCGAGCCAACTGCTCCAGTCTGACCAGTAACGCCGGTAGGACCAGTATTTCCAGTGCCCCCGGCAGCACCCGCCGGACCTGTCGCACCGATCGCCCCTGGGCTCCCGGTAGGTCCCTGAGTAGGCCCCGTAGGGCCGGTAAGACCGGCACCGGTAGGACCAGTGGCACCCACTGCGCCGGTAGCCCCAGCGGCTCCAGCCGGACCTGTCGGACCCGGAACGGCCTTGTTGTTGATAAGATCAACAACTTGTTTCAGGATCGTACTGATCGTGCCTGGGTCGTAGTTCTTAGACGAGAAGTAGAGCACTACAGCCCCCTATTAACCAGCCGAGACAGTAAGCACGCCGCTGTTATTCCAAACCTGCCCAGAGACATGCGGATCAGAACTCGGCGGGATGAAGATTGTGCCAGGGCCAGTCGGACCAGTCGGGCCAGCCGCACCGGCTGAACCTGCTCCACCAGTCGGGCCAGTGGTAGCCGCGCCACCCGCACCCGTGGGACCAGTAGCTCCGGTACCCGCAGCGCCAGTCGGCCCTGAGTTACCCGTGGGACCAGTCACGCCAGCCGGACCAGTTGAACCCGGCGTCGGGCCAGTTGCACCCGTAGCGCCGCCAGGACCAGTCGGCCCTGTTACCGTCGCGCCCGTCTGACCCGTAGGACCGGTTACACCGGCCGGACCAGCGGGGCCTTGCGGGCCTCCGGGATTGCCTGTAGGCCCGGTCGGGCCAGTCGCACCAGCAGCACCCGTGGGGCCGCCTCCGGGTCCTGTCGGACCTGCCGGACCCGCCGGACCTGTCGCAGAACCAAGACCGCCAGCATTGATGGCGTCTACGACCTGTTTCAGAACAACCCCGATCGTGTTCGGGTCATAATCTTTGGAAGAAAGAATGGTCATTAGACGCCCCTTCGCAGGCTATAATCGTTACTTGTGTACATCATCATCCTTACTCCTTGGTTAATAGGTTACCGTTATAACAATTAGGCCGTGAGCGCCGGCACCGAATGCACCGGCAGAGAACGCACCCACCGAACCACCACCGCCATACAGACCGCCGTGACCACCGGCAGCGTTAAGCGCGCCGCCAGAACCACCGCCACCGCCAGGACCCGCAACCGCACTGTCACTTGTTTGTGTCCAACCGATACCGGGGCCACCGTTACCGCCCGCAGCGCCGCTAGCGCCAGTATTTCCACCGCCGCCACCGCCTGATCCGTGCGAACCATCACCGCCCGCCGTGGGCGCGCTTGAGCCAGCCGCGCCGCCGGCCGTGGCATCGGTCCCGCTCGCGCCGCCCCCGGTCGCCGTGGTGCTCGAAGCGCCGGCCGCAACGCCGGCCGCGCCGCCGTCGGCGCCGCCACCGCCTGAGCCCGCATTGGTGTTATCAAGGCCGCTGCCGCCCGCGCCGGCGCCGCCGGTGCCGTTCGGGCCGCCCGCCCCGCCGCCGCCGGCGCCCGCGTTGGAGAAGCCAAACCCGGGCGCCGAGACCGTGCCGCCGGCACCGCCAGAATGAGCGCCTGTAGAGGGTGTACAAGAAGCACCAGCACCACCGGCACCTCCAGTACCGTTAGTGTTTCCTCCAGCGCCACCCTTAGCAACAACAACATTACCGCCGGTATCAAATATCGTATCTGTCCCAGAGGCCGCAGCCGTAGCGCCGCCGACGCCAATCTGAACATTGATCGTCGCCCCAGGAGTACAAGCAATGCTCGTTTTTACGGCGTAGGCACCGCCACCGCCGCCACCGCCGGTACGTTTACCGCCGCCAACGTCACCGCCGGCACCGCCGGCACCAATCGCCTCAACCTTGTCAATTGTCGTAGGGGCGTGCGCGCCGCTCGGAACAGTCCACGTAGTTGTTCCATGAGTGAGGAAGATCACATGTTGTGTGGGAGTGTATCCCTCAGTAGCAAACCCCGGAATGAGAAGGGTAGGGAATGTATTAGAAACAGGGCCGGTATTTTCCTGATACGTCGGCCAATTGTTATTATCGGTAGTCTCCTGAATATGAGACTTAAAAGTGGTGTCGCCGCTCGTCACGACGTTTACAGTCTTAGCCCCAGGACGAGTACCTGAGGCCGCAACCCGGCAATGTCTAATTGTTGCCTGGGTCACCCTACGCCCCCTTGGATCGGCAGAGCATTAGGTCCCGGCTGGCTACCCACTAAATGGGTTTGAGGCCCCATACCTTTACCGGATATCTGTCCCGGCTGATTACCTTGCGCATGAGCGGCAGCGGTTGATAGGTCCATAGAAGGATTATTTGTGTTACCCGGTGCGCCGCCTTGAGGACCCTGCGGTGTACCGATATGTACGGGCGGCCCCTCCGGTAATCTTTCGCGCGTTGCTAAGACCCCCGAAGTTAGCTCGGATGTAATACGTTGTACGCCCATTTGGACGCCTTTTTGGACACCGTGTTCAACCGCCTGCTCGATCGGCGCATCCTGCCCTTTCTGCATTTCCTCTTCTTGCATCTTCTCAAGCTGCTGTTCGTTGGGCACGATTTCCTGGCCAACCATGCCAAGTGTATCCGACACAGCCTTGAGCATACGACCGCGACCGCCGATACCAATGATCTTCATATCGGTCGGGTTGTTGGTGATATTCAGGAACTCCAGCCGGCGCTGACGCTCAGTCTCGCGCTGGATCGCTACGTTGACGCCCTGGACGCTCACACGCTCTTCACCCGTAAGCAGCCCGGTGGTGTCAGTAAGCATAATCAGGTCGAATAGTTGGAGCATAAGCTCTTCAACAACATCACGATCAATGTTGGCACTGACAGACTGAAGAATTTTACTGGCATTGCCCATAAGCATGGCAAGTCCAGAGGCGGTACGTCCAGCGCCCCCACTACCCGCCTGACCGCCGATGTATTTTGGAATAGCCGAAACATCATCAGCGATACCGATAAACTGATTGTAGACTTCCATCATCTGCTGGCCGAAACTCTGCGGCTGGAAGAAACTGATGGGAGGCTTAGTGTTGTTGCCCATCGGATCGGTGCGCGTGTGCCACCGCTTCCACGGGAACATATCCTCGCCATTCTCTTCCGAAGAGAGGGCGTCGTCGTTGATAACAACCTGCGGGCCAGAGGCGATTGACAGGTTGTTGACTAGCGATCGGAGCGTGGCGTTCGCGACTTCCTGTATATCGCTAAGAAGGTCCGTAAGCCCATTCCCAAGCGGCGTCCCTGGGACCTTCTCGAATGACGTAATAAAGTACGGATGGCGTTGACGCGGGCTCGGGGATAGGTGTGCCTTAATGACGTGCGGGCCGATGACCCAGACTTGGACATTATAATCGCGAAGTGCATCCGGCACTGCCAGCCCATAATCTTGAAGGATACGGCCCTGTACATTCCCGTTAAATTCCAGCATGGAAAGCATCGCTGATCTGTTCCACGCCGGATTCTCTCGATTTTCTAGAACGGCACGCTCAGAATCAGTCGTATCCCATAAATCGTACAAACCACCGCGACCGTATTGCTCAAGGACGGCACGTATTTCATCATGGTTATACCCCGGCAGATCGAGCAGATCATTAAGTTCCGCTCGTGTTAGATGGAGTTTCTCGATAACGTTGGCGTTCGCAATGTCAGCAACGCCAGGGGTCCACCACAGGTCAAATGGCGACACCCGGTTCCATGTCAGAGTGGGTTTTTGCTGGACGGTCGGCTGACCACCACCTTGAGGCCACACCACTTCCGGCAAAACCTTGACGACAGGACCCTTAATGCAAGCGAACGGGAATATGGGGAGGTCAACAAGAAATTCGGCAAGGGCATGGTAAAAGCCGCCGGTCCTAAGCAAACTTTCAATCTTATCCTCAGAGTCACGACACTGCTGAGCGGCTTTCTTTTTGGCTGCATCCTTGGCATCCTCAAGTAGCTCGTCGCGCCGATTCTGCTCGTCAGAAGGGTTAGGTGGCCTGCCCTTCTGCTGCTGGATCATTTGCGACTCACCCTGCAACATAGTGTCAATGCTTTGCAGGATTTCGGGCGGAACAGCCGGATCGGCCGGCGGCCTAAGTGCCCACGGCCTATCTTGTCCTAAATAAATATCACGAAGCAGTGAACTGGCGGCGCGGCACTTCTGCGCGATCACACGCGCGTAGACCATCGAGCCGCCGAACTTCTTTAGCTCTTCATACTTGGTGGGCTCGTACTGCCCGTTGAACGCTCGCAGTGCAGCAAGTAAACGCTCCGACCAACCAGATTGGGTGTTTCTATGATTACGAAAGATTTCATACTGCTGTCTAACATACCCGGCAAGCTGCTGGGTATCGTCTGACGGTGTAGCTGGAGTGGAGGCGGCTACAGCTTGCTCTGCGCGCTGCTGTAGCTGTTGTTCAAGAGCAGCGGGCGGGATGACCTGCAACACGCCAGATTGGCCCAAATCTGACATAAACATTTCCATAACCCCTTTCAGTTTATAACCAGTTAATGAGGTTTCGATATGTCAGATGATCTAGGCTTACTTCAAGCGGCGGCTGACCCTTACGTCCCTCCAGAAAACAAAAAGGAGACGTTGCCGGCAAAAGCCGAAGTCAAACTAACCATGTCCGAGTTGGCAAAGCTGGCTCGTGAAATAGCGATGAATATTAACGATAAAGAAACGATCCTCAGTCATTGGGGTATTGGCGAAGCACAGTATACCGCCATCGAGCAAATACCGTTCTTCGCCAGAGCGTTAGAAGCCAACGTTATAGAATGGACTTCGGCAGCTAACACCGAGACTAGACTGAAGATCGAAGCGTTGGCCTACATGGAGGAAGGGCTGCCAACGCTGACCGCCAAGATGATGCAGGGCAACGAGGACTTGGCCAAGCGAGTCGAGGTTGCAAAGATTCTGCTCAAACTAGGCGGCATCGGAGAGAAAAGCGCGACGGCGGCGGCTCCAGGCGAACGCTTCGTTATCAACATCACGCTGAACAAAGACGAAGCACTCCGGTACGAGAAAGACGTTACGCCTATCCCCGTCACAATTGAACAGGCTAAAAATGCCACAGCCCCGGATAGCTCTCTTTGATATCGAGACTGCGCCGTCGCTAGGATATTTTTGGGGTAAATTGTGGGAAACAGATATCATCGGGGTTGATACCCCGTGGTACATGCTCTGTTTCTCCTACAAATGGTTGAGTGACAAAACCATCTACACCCATGCCCTGCCGGACTACAAGCGATACAAAAAGGACAAGGAAGATGACACGGACCTTGCTAAAGATTTACACAGTCTATTTGATGAAGCTGATATCCTTATCGCCCATAATGGTGATCGCTTCGACATACGCAAGGCAAATGCAAGATTTATACGGCATGGATGGAAGCCGCCAGCAACCTACAAATCGATCGACACCCTCAAAGTAGCTCGCCGGCATTTCCTCTTCGACAGTAACAGGCTCAACGACCTGGGCGAGTTCCTCGGGGTAGGAAAGAAGATACCTCACACCGGCTTCGACCTGTGGAAGCGAGCAATGGCCGGGGATGAAGAAGCATGGCGACAGATGAAAGCCTACAACCGACGTGACGTTGTGCTGCTGGAGAAAGTGTACGAGCGCCTGCGCCCGTACATGCCCAACCATCCCAACCTCACACTCTACACGGACTCACCCGATTGTTGTCCCACTTGTAACTCCAAACACATTCAGCGGCGCGGTTTCGCCGTCAAAAGCACTCGTCTCTATCGTCGCTTCCAATGTCGTGACTGTGGCGGGTGGTTCTCTTCACGGAAATCCATACCATGCCAGTCATCGACTTCGACGCCAGCAGTAGCCCTGTAATATCCAATTTCATGCGGTCGGATGCGTTCTTCCGCATCCTGGCCGGTCCTGTTGGTTCCGGCAAGACCGTTGCTTGTATCGTAGAAATCCTACGGCGAGCGGTAGAACAGACACCGGCTCCAGACGGGTACCGTTACACCCGCTGGGCCGTGGTAAGGCAGACACTTAAACAGCTAAAGGATACCGTGCTCAAGGACGCCAAGGATTGGCTAGGAGGAATCGGTGAGTGGAAAGTCAGCGAAAACACCTTCTACCTCAACTTCGACGACGTACGATCCGAACTTATCTTCATCCCTCTTGAGAACGCAGAGGACCAAGCAAGATTGCTGTCCATGCAGCTTACCGGTGCTTGGCTCTCTGAAACTATTGAAATGGATTTATCAGTCGTCAAACCAATCTCGGGTCGTCTCGGACGATATCCTAGCGGGAATCGAGGACAACCTACGTGGTTTGGTATGTTCGCAGACACCAACATGCCCACGGAAATGACTCCGTGGCACACATTCATGGAGAACCTACCCAGTGACGCACAAAAATTCGTCCAACCCTCAGGACTTGCTCCTGAAGCGGAAAATCTCAATCATCTTCTCCAGACTGAACGGACAGCCAAACTACCACTTAATCATCCCGAACGGCTGGCCCAAGGTCGGCGCTACTACGAACGCTTCATTGAGATGTATGGCGCAGATAGTGACTGGGTTAAAAGATATGTGTACGCTGAGTATGGAGATGACCCTTCGGGAATGGCAGTCTTTAGACAGTCGTTTAAGTCTGCATTCCACGTTGTTGATGACACCCTCCTTATCCCAGGCTACCCCATCCTCCTTGCCCAAGACTGGGGACGAAACCCCTGGACCCTCATTTGTCAAATCGACCACCGAGGACGACTCATTATTCACCAAGAAGTCCCTGCAACAAATATTGGACTTGAAAAGCACGTCAACGAGTCACTTAAACCAATCCTCTTCTCCGATAAATTCCTCGGATATCGAGTGGCCGTTGTTGGTGACCCCGCAGGAGTAGCCAAGAGCAGCGTGTCGGAAGAGTCCAACTTTGACGCGATGAAGCGCCTGGGCTTCCCCTGCTTCCCGGCTCCCACCAACGACATTGATCCGCGCCTGCGCGCGGTCGAGGCTATGCTTAGCCGGCAAAGTGACGGGGGGCCAGCACTGATGTTCAGTCGCTCCGGTTGCCCTAAACTGATTCGAGCTATGGGCGGCGGCTACCGTTTTGCCCGCACCAAGGCGGGCACGCTACGCCCCATCCCCGAGAAGGACGAGCACTCGCACCCAGCGGACTGTCTCCAGTATGCCTGCCTGATCGCCAACGGCGGAATGATGGAAGTAATATCAGAACGGATCAGACCGAGGCAGAGGCGCTCGGTGAACCGTATGAGCCCTGCGGCCTGGACTTAATGGCTTAGGGCCGGGTGGAAAATCCCTACGACTACGTACCAAGCGGCACTGATGGCCCCGGCAAACGTAATAGCCATCATATAAATGGCGGCTTTGATGCCGCCGCCTTCTACGATCTTACGCCACCGGCGCAGATGCCTGAAATCATCCTGCTGCTCCAATGGGGCGTTCATATCCAAGCCGACCATGGATAGCATCTGGACGAGGGACTTTTGGTGTTCGTCCAACTCTTCCTTCAGAATCTCTCTCAGTCTACGTTCCGTAAACCCATTCTCAGTGGACACACCATATCTCCCTACCGCCCGCGCAGGTATACCCTTTCCTAATTAACTTTATGTTGCTCTTTAAGCTCGGGGGTGAGGCACTGGGAAATAGGCTCCAGAATCTTGTCTAAGGCCCCCATTTCCCTCTTGATGCGCTCCATTAGCTTCTTAGCGGCATCCGTTAGCTCTTCAGCCTTGAACTCCCCGGTCTTGAGCATGTTGTCCAGGGCAACCATGGCGTCGTACCACACCATGCTCTCATAGAGCGGGAACACATGGTTAAGCACGTCCACCATGACCGGCGGCAACACCTTACGGTCATATGCCATGAGGACGGCCAGCACCACCCGGTACCGACCGTCCACACTGCGATGGCGACCTATAAGCTGCTGAATGGCCTCTTCAGCATCTTGGTTACTCGTCATCAAACTTGTCCACAGCCTCCTGAGGGTTGTCCTGAATAAACTTGATAAGCAAGTCCTGGGCCTTCTTGCGATCCTCCTGCTCCATGTAGTAGCCGGACGACCAGACAGTCTTGATGGTCAGACCCCACGGGACCAGCCGCTTGCGCAGATGGCAGATAACCACGTCGATCATCTTGGGGTTGGTTTCCCTCTCCGGGTTCTTATCCGGCCGCCCGTGCTCGATAGCCGCATGGAGCGTGTCCCGGTCAGCCCTCGGCCGCTTGATAAGAACGGCCAGGACGCGAGCCTGGAGCTTGGTGATCTTGAAGTAGTAAATGCAGTTGAGAACCAGCGTACTGTCGTTCTGAGCCTCGGAAACGCTATCCGGCAGGCGTTCGTCGCGCAGAGTGCCCGGAGGCCAGTCCTCACGAGGCAACTGCGTGATCTGCCCGCGCGCCAGGGCATCGTGGAGCGTACGCCGCACCGGATCAGCGCCGGCCTGCATCGCCCGAGAAATAGCACGGATCGGAACGCCCTCGTCAGCTAATCGCGTAGCGATAGATGCCAAGTGGTTACCCAAAGCCGGCTCGTCAGAAAGAGTGTCGATCAAAGACATGGGGGAGTTCTCCGTTAAAGTTCTTGCTAACTTTACGGATACTACCTTAGAAACAGTTAATTGTGGGTTATCGAGCGATGGGCGAAAGGTAGAGAGAACAACTGAGCTACGACTTTGTTACGACTTTGTTACGACGTTGGGCAGTGTAGAAAGACGTAGGAAGGTCCGGCAAAGGTTACGCCCCCATGGCCGCACCGCATAGCGGTGCCACTTACCTCTGCCGGACCCGAATCTACGTTTAGCATCAAACGATTAACCCATCGTCTACCACCTCTTCGTGATAGTCCATGGTGGTCCAGTCGTTGGAGTTGTCGGCCAATTTCAGCACGTCACGGGATGTAAGGTGGTGGGGAGCTTCGATGGTTGTCTCAGTTACTTCAGTTCTTATAACCCTGTATTTCGTCAGCATCCTCTGTCCCATCTAGCGGTACGAGTTTGAACCCTTCGTTCCACAGCCACATGAGCAAGTGGTCAACACCTTCGGCCACAGGATCGTAGATGCGGAAATAGTGCTTAAGTGTATCAACCGCGTCTTCCATTTCCGTTACTCTTTTAGGGGGACAACATGCACGGGAGGACGTGAGCTTATGTCGCGCTCACAAGCGATACGAACGGCTTCTTCTACGTCAGCGCCAGCGAGCACAGCGCCGAGAGCTATGTCACCGCCGGACCCGATCGAACTTATTTGGAACGCTGGAAAAATCCCTACCGAGTCCAACGCGGTATTCGGTTTATGGTCGGCGGAAGTGTTGATTAGCCAGACGGAGCCATCTGGTAACACCAGAAGACCGGTATAGGTTATCTCCAGCGCGAACAGGTCTTCATAGCTCGGAAAGTCTTTAGGAGTGATAACCTCGTCAAACATCTTGTTGATAACCCGGCTATCCGGGTCACCGGCACTTCCTAGAAGCGCTCCAGAGTTTAACCTTTGTATCTTTGTTCCCGAGTAAACACTTCCCCACGCGCTATCGCACGCCATAACCCCGTTAGAATAAACCACCGTCGTCATGGGAGTTTTCTAATGACTTCCGACAGCAGACCTAATAGCTCCAGCCGGGAGAGCCCGGTGAAGTAATACGGGAAGCGCTCCATATCCGGGGAATCGTCATCTTCCTCGTGGAAACCCACGAACACGGCAGTTGGGTGAAGACGACCTTCCTCAATTTCCGCCAGCAAAGCTTTCAGGAGATTGATAACAACGGAGCGATCGTCTTCACCCGATACCTTCTCGGGCGGAATCCTCAATGGAATTACATTATCGTCTGCCATGCCGTCCTCGGGTGAAAGGGGCCACTTTGTTTTGTAAGTCTGGATAGCCGCGAAGGCACTGCAACGCCTGCCGGCGCTGAGAAGCTGAGGCCCTGGCGGCTACCTGACTGATAGTATCTACGCTATAACCCTGCACGGCAGACCGAACAGTGTCGCAAGAGTACGCTTGCGCCGAGACGCTAAAACCAAGCCAAAGAATCAGAATGGGCACACTCTTGCGCATAACTACCTCGTTACACAGCAACGCGCGCATTCTTCACACCGGTACTGAATAACTTCTTAAGAGCCGCCCGCTTCGCGTGCTTTTTATCTTCGGCCTCCACTTCCGCCTTCTCTAACTTCTCCTTAAGAAGCTCGTGGCGGAGCGCCATTATCTCCTTGAACCCGAATTTCTTGCGGGTCCCATTAGCCTTAGCGTACGCCACGGCACCCTCAGGATGGTCTTTATGCCACTGTGCCCTCTTTACCCTAGCTAGTTCTCTGGCCAAGCAGCCACACGACATACTACCCTTGTCTAACGACTGAACGCAGAGTTCCCGTTCGGTCCCACAGTCGCAGCGGGCCATGAAGTACCGCTTGCCAAACCCAGGCTGCGGACCTCGATAACAAGTGAAATGAAGAATGGTCCACCGGCCTACGCGACAGCCGGTCCAATCTTTAGCTCGGGCGGTAAGGTGGGGGGTCTTAGTAGGAGGCGACTGTTCAGGCGGGAGTTCCCTGGTCCGGTGGTAAAAGCCCACGGTTCATTCTCCTTTTTAGGGAGTGAGAGATTAGAACTTCATCCAGCAGCAGGGTGGCGGTTGCCATAGCCTTGATGGTCCACGCAGAGGCGTAGAGCCCGCAGTGGCGGCATCGGATGCGCCCGGTTATGTGCGCACGGAAGTCGTGGTCCAGGGTACTTTGACAGACAGGCAGCGGGGGCAGGTTAGGATATTTCAACGGCCCTTCGTCGCTCACTTAACTCCCCAGTACTCCCAAAAGGCCCAGCCCATCGCGAAAGCACAGACAAAGAAAAGAACCTGCCACATAGCCCAACTCCAAATGGTTGGTGGTAGGGCGGCTCGTCAGAGCACCAGCGGACGCTGTTGCGCGAAAAGGAACCGGACGCGCGCAAACCCTACCACCGTCACACGGCAAAGGGGACAAGGAGACAAACCCCTTCCAGCCGCCGTGTATAGTTAAAGATGAACCGGTTAAGAAGTGGTTCTCAAGCAGCCCGTTCGCGCGGGCCACCGATACATTTTATGACGATGTACTCTTTTTCTTCTAGCTCCAGATCACCGTTGGCCAGCATCTGGGATGCTGTCGCCTGACCTTGCATCATGCAGCCGACGAGAGGGGCGTTACCTACCGGTAATGATTTGACGGAGTTGGCCAGCTTGCAGTCGTGGCTGTCCGGAACAGACAGCAGGGAGCAGACCACTATGACGATGTTGAACATCAAGACCCTCCGAACGGGGCAAAGAAACACCTAAGGGTGTTGGGATCACTGAGCTTCTTCCACCGGCAAGTGTAGTACCGGGTAACCCCGTCATCATCCGGCTCAGCCGGGATGGTCCGCTTGAACGGTATCGTTTCTTTGGTGGACTTGATTAAGTACCCGCCGGTCGTGGGCTGGATATCGTCTGGGGATACCGGATCGCAGTCGTCCTCCCCGCAACAGTGCCACCGTTCTACCGGGTCCGAGTAGTTACCCCGGCTGATCCAATGGTCGTGAGCGGCAGCGGGGGTGGAGAAGAACAGCCACCATACAAGGAGCAGGAGAATGAAGGCGGCAACGGTGGAGATTACCGACCATACCACCGCGAATGCTACCCCTATAAGGGTGTCTGCTATTTTAACCGCTTGATCGAATCTACCCATGCCAACTCTCCTGTACGACGAGAGAGCAGTCCGACTTGCGGACTGCATCGAACTCGCGGAACTCGTGCTCGCGGTACGAGCATCCGTCCCAGAGGACGTACCAATACTCAGCGGTCTGACCGATAAGGGTTCCCTTGCGGGGCGCTTGCTTGGATTTGAGTCTCACTCTTGTCGTCACTGAAGTCGTACTCGCTGTAATACTTGGTGTGGATGGAAATACCGAAAGCCAGCAGACCCGCCAACAACATAAGCTGGCCCCAGATATCGCGTCCTATAATACGGCTAACGCCGATAAAAGCCGCACAAGCTGCGACTAAGAACGCCACCGAAACTACCTCTTCCCAGTTCATTTTATTCCTTCCTTTCTAAGAGAAACATGTCCGGCCAAGTGTTCGGGTGGATGGTGTAGCCGAGGTCTTGAGCAAAGCTGAAGAGCTTGGCCTTCTCTTCCGCGAACCAGGGGAAGCTCCAGGCTTCGAGCATGATAGGGGGGAAATCGGAACGGTGCAGGGTGCCGATAGCCCCCCTAAGAACTTCGCGCTCGTGCCCTTCCACGTCGATCTTGATGAACCCTACGTTCTCCAGGCAGAAGGCATCCAAAGGTACCAAGGTAACTTCCTCAGTCCGCAGGATTGAGTGAATAGGGGCGTCAACGAGAGTTGACTTACCGGTGTCAACGTTAGACCCGCCGCCGTCCTGCGAAATGATATTAAGATATCCTTTCGTAGCACGATCGCTCAGGCCGTAGTTGTGGGTATGTAGCCTCGGGTAAGGGGCCGCATTGGCCATTAAGAGACCGTAGGTGAGTTTTTGTGGCTCGAAGGCATGAACCTCGTAGCTGTGGTTTATCATGTCCACGGCCCAGTCTCCGACGTGGGAACCGGCGTCTATTGATACCTTGGCACCGTCCTGAAACTGACGGGCCCAGACGATCAAGTCTTGTTCCACTGGATTCTTGCCACCCCAGGCGGCCTCGACTTCCGGGGTTAAGATAAACTTGTGTTCGGCGTGATGAACGTT